TCATCCAATAATCTCCATGCGCGCTGTATTGGCGCCGGTGCGCCCTTCCAGCGGTTCGTTGTGTAGTGCGTGGAAAAGCGCCCACGCTAGATCCGCGTGGCCGGTCTCATCTGTGCGGCCAGCGACAAAAGTCATCTGCCGACCGCTGGGGGTCATCGTCTTGCGGATCGCCATGAGACTGGCGGCCAGATCGGTCCAGCCGGCATCAAACTGCAGACGGGCGTTGCGGATCACGTCCATGGCTTTCATCACCAGACGCACCTTGACCTCGGGCGAGTAGCTGAACGTGGTCAGCCCCGGGAAGAACTGGCGCACCAGCTGGGCAACGCCGGTGCCCATGCCCGTGGTATCAAGCCCGATATAGGTCACCCGGTAGCGCTGCGTCACCTTGCGGATGAACTCGGCCTGGGCCTGAAAATCCATACCTTTGAACTGGTGGCGCTCCAGCACCCGGAAATGCCCACCCGCAACCAGCGGCGGCATAGCCACAATCAACCCCGCGCTGTCGCCGCTCTCCGATGGGTCGTACCCCACCCAGACGGGCCGCTCACCCACTGGCCGTGGCGCAAACGGTTTATAGTCGTCCCACACTTCCCAGGTATCGACCATGCAGGGCTGCAACAGCTTGAGCGGGAATATCGAGTCGCCGTCATCGATGAACAGGCACATCAGCAGGTTGGCAAAAGCGTCGGCGTCATATTCCTCGCGCAGCTCTTCCAGGTCGAACAGGTCACACCCGCGCGCCTCAGCATCCAGAATCGTGACGATCTGCCGCCACACCCGGTCTTCACACAGCCGCCCCTGCGCCAGGGCGTCGTGGCTCACATCGATGCGCACCCGCTTGTCAGCCGGCAGGCGCTTGTTGCGCTGCTCACCGGTCCAGATCGGGTAGGCCTCATGGGCCATGGTGGATGGGGTGCTGAAATAGGTCTTGCGCCACTTTTTGTGCAGCGCCATACCCGAAGCCACCTTGTTGATCTGCTGGAAGCCATGCACCCAGAAGAACTCATCAAAGTAGAAGTTGCCGCTGCGCCCCTGAGCCGTCCGGTAGTTGGTACCCAGAAAGTGCAGCTCTGCCCCGTTCCACAGCACGATGGGGTCACCGGTCAGCTTGACGCCCACCACGTCATTGAGAAACGCCTGCATGTAGGTTTTGAACTGGTGCGCCTGGGCCTTGCTGGCTGACAGGAAAATCTGGTTGCGGCCGGTGGTGATGGCATCGATCAGCGCTTCCCGTGCGAAATAGTACGTAGCACCGATCTGCCGAGACTTAAGAATCATCCGGGTGCGCATATTGCCCGCGCGGTACCAGTCCAGCTGGTAATCGAAGCACCCTTCGCGGAAGGCATCGACCAGCTGCTCGATCTGCTCTTCGCTCAGCTCGTTGCGCGTTGGCGCCTTCTTCGCCCCCGCGTTGCGTGCCGCGATGTTCGGGTTTAGATCGGTCTCGGTACCGCCGCCCTGATAACGCTGGATCCGCGCCTGGCGCTCAAGCTGCCTGTGCAGCAGGTCTATCTCTTTGAAGTCGCCGCCGGTCTTCGGGTCTTTCAGAATCAGCTGGACCAAACGGGCTTCCAATGCACCGCCCACCCGCTCTACAGTATCGGCGCGGTCCCAGCTGTCCCTGTCCTTCCAGCTGTGGATGGTCTTCGCGTTCTCGCCCAGATAGTCCGCAATGTCGCAGACGCGCCACCCGGTCCAATACAGGAAGCGAGCGTGCCGGCGGTTGTCGATCTGGGGCTGTGCGATAGCGTTCATGCAGCAGATGCTGACGCCCGCGCGCGTACTCCGCTCACCCGCCACGGTGTAGCGTCCCCCGCCCCACCTGTGCTGCGTTGCTGGCAGCGCGCCCACTGCCGACCATGCCCTCAACACCTATCTGGTTTCAGGATTGAGGACGCAAGGCATGGCAACCAAATCTCGCTCGAAGTTCTTCCGCGTCGCCGTTGAAGGCGGTACCACCGACGGCCGCAAAATCGAGCGCCAGTGGCTCGAAGATGCCGCCGCCAACTACAACACCAACACCTACAGTGCGCGTGTCTGGATGGAGCACTTCCGCAGCATCACTGCCGACGGCCCCTTCCGCGCCTACGGCGACGTGGTAGCCCTCAAGACTGAAGAGGTCGAGGTTGCCGGTCAGAAACGCCTGGCGCTGTTCGCGCAGATCGAGCCCACCGACGAGCTGATCGCCATCAACAAAAAGCGTCAGAAGCTGTTCACCAGCATCGAGATCAACCCGCGCTTCTCCGATACCGGCAAGGCGTATATGGAAGGCCTGGCAGTCACCGACAGCCCCGCCAGCCTGGGTACCGAAATGCTCACCTTCTCGGCCCAGAACCCTGACGTTAACCCGCTGGCCGGCCGCAAGCAGCACAAGGACAACCTGTTTACCGAGGCGCTGGAAGTCGAGCTCGACTTCGAAGACGTCACCCCCGCCGAGCCGAGCAAAGCCGACGGCCTTTTCGCCCGAGTGCGCGAGCTCATGGGCAAACAGAAGGACAAGGACGGCAAGGACGCCGAACTCTTCAACGAGCTGGGCAACAGCGTCGAAGCCATCGCCCAGCACCTGGCTGACCAGGACAAGCAGCTCAACCAGCTCAAGACCGACCTGGACTCGTTGCGCACCGACTTCAAGAGTGCATCCGAGCAACTCAAGAAGCTCGAAAACGAACCCGATCAGGACTACACCAAGCGCCCACCGGCGACTGGTGGAGAGGGCCAGATCCTGGCCTCTTACTGACCCTGACCTAACGCTGACATTGCCAGACCAACCCTGACGCACGGACGGAGCACCTCATGCGCAACCAAACCCGAATTGCCTTCAACGCCTACTGCGGCCAGATTGCCAAGCTCAACCGCGTGGCAGAGGCAGTGCAGAAGTTCAACGTAGAACCCACTATCCAGCAATCGCTGGAAACCGGGATTCAGGAATCCACCGACATGCTCGGCCGGATCAACATCCTCGGCGTTACCGAGCAGTCGGGCGAAGCGTTACTGCTGGGTGTGAACGGCCCCATTGCCAGCCGCACCAACACCGCTGGCGGTGCCCGCCGCAATCCCAAGGATCGCAGCGCGCTGACCAAAGACACCTACAACTGTAAGAAGACCGACTATGACTCGGCCTTCCCCTACCAGTTGCTGGATCAATGGGCCAAGTTCAAAGACTTCCAGGCACGACTGAGCAGCGCTATCGCCAAGCGCCAAGGGCTGGACCGCATCATGGTCGGCTTCAACGGCACCAGCGCCGCGGTCACCACTGACATCGATGCCAACCCGCTCGGGCAGGACATCAACATCGGCTGGCTGGAGAAAATCCGCCTTGGCGCGCCGGACCGCGTGATGGATGAAGTGGTCGACGCATCCGGCGAAGTCACTATTGGTGCCACTGGCGACTACAAGTCGCTGGATGCCCTGGTGTACGACGCCGTGCAGATGCTTGACCCCTGGCACCGCAACCACCCGGATCTGATCGTCATGGTTTCGCGCAACCTGCTGCACGGCAAGCTGCTGAAAGCCGTAGAGCGCGGAGCCGAGTCCAACGAAGAAGAGCTGGCCGCCGATGAGATCATCAGCAAGGCCCGCCTGGGTGGCCTGCGCCCGTATGACGCGCCCTACTTCCCGGACAACACCGTGCTGGTCACCACCTTGAGCAACCTGTCGATCTACTGGCAGGAAGGCGGCCGCCGTCGCCACATCAAGGACGAACCGGAATACGACCGCGTTGCGGACTACCAGTCCTCCAACGACGCCTACGTCATCGAAGACTTCGGCCTGGTCGCCCTGGTCGAGAACATCGCCGAGGTATAACCATGCCGCTGTCACCCGCCCAACGGGCACAGCAACGCAAGCGCGCCGCACTCGCGGCCGCTGCGACTGGCCCGAGCCAAACAATGGAAGGCGCCACCGCCTACGAGCTCCAACTCGCCCAGCTGCACCAGCACCGCTTGCAGCTCAAGCAAGTCCAAAGCCAGGAGCAGAAAGCCGAGCTCAAGCGCCGCATTCTGCCCGACTACGCCCCCTACGTTGAGGGCGTGCTCACTGCTGGCAAAGGCGCCCAGGATGAAGTGCTCACCACCGTCATGCTCTGGCACTTTGACGCCGGTGATTACGCCGCCGGCATGCGCATCGGTGAATACGTGCTCGAGCACAGCCTCACCATGCCCGACCGATTCAACCGCAGCGCCGCCTGCCTGATCGCCGAAGAGCCCGCTGAGCTGGCCCTGCGCGCCATCAAGGCCGGCCACAGTTTCCCGGTTGCGCCGCTGCTCGACGCCCTGCGCATTACCCAAGGGCACGACATGCCCGACCAGGCCCGCGCAAAACTGCACCTGGCCATCGGCAGCGCACAAGCCCACGGCATCGAAGGCGAGAAGCTCACCGAAGACCAGGCAGAGCTGCTGGAAAGCGCAAGCGAACACCTCACCCGAGCCATCGAACTGCACGACAAGTGCGGTGGCAAAAAAACACTGGAAGGCGTCACCCGTCTCCTGAAAAAACACGCCGTCAACAACGGCTAACAGAGCGTCTCCCCACGCACCGGCGGCTCGGGGCTGATCAGCGGTTTGTTCCTTTCCTGCTGTGACGCCCCGACCACCGCCGACTATAAGGGCAGCCCCATGAGCGGATTCATCGGCCAAGCGACCACCCAACCTTTCGTTCTCAGCAACGACCCCTTCTTCCCTGAGATCGACGCCACGGACCTGCGCGCCTCCGTGCGTCTGTCTGGCGACGTATCAGACAAGCGTCTCGAAACCGCCATCGTCGACGCCATGCTCACCATCAACCGCGAGCTCAAAGACCAAAAGGCCGAGTGGCTCGCCGCTGGCTACACCGCCCTGGCACAAGTTGACCCTGCAGCCATCGCAGACAGAAACGTCCTTGAGCAGCTGTACACCCGCGCCGTGCGTGCCCTCGTTGCCGCCGAGTTTGCAGAGCGGTACCGCGGCTACGACGCCACCGCCAGCGGCGTGCGAGAAGACGCCGAGCAGCTGCCCACTGCTGATGACTACCGCCGGGACTATCGCCACGCCCTGCGCGACCTGCTCGGCACCCGCCACGCCACCATTGAGCTCATCTGATGGCCACCGCCCGCGCCCAGCAAGGCGACACCCTGGACGCCATCGCATGGCGGCAGTTTGGCCGCACAGCCGGCGTGGTCGAGCAGCTGCTGCAACTCAACCCGGGCCTGGCCGACCACGGCCCCATCATCGCCACCGGCACGCTCATTCAGCTGCCAGATCAACCCGCTACCAACCAAACCCAAACGCTCAACCTCTGGGACTGAAAGGACGCATCATGGCCGAGCCCACAACCAGCACCGTCGTTGCCACCGCCGTAGCCGGCGTTGGCCTGTCTGCCTTCATCCCCCAGCTGGACGGCAACGCCCTGTTTGGCGCCATCATCGGCGCCGCCCTCATCGCCGTGAACCAGCGAGACCTCAAGGCCTGGCAGCGCATGCTTGGCTTGCTCATCTCCATTGGCGCCGGGTACGTCAGCGCCGCCGAAATCGTCACCCAAACCCCCATCACCCGCACCGCGCCCGCTGCGTTCCTCGGCGCCGTGCTGGTTGTGCCCGTGGCACTCAAGGCACTTGAGGTGATCGAGAAAACCGACTTTGCCAGCTTGGTGCCCGGCTGGCTCAAAAGGGGCAAGGGAGAATGACCATGCTCAGCACCCTGTTCGCCACCCTGGTAGCCGCCACCCACATCATCACTGCCCTGCGCCTGGTGTGTTACCGCCGGCGCGGCGCGCGGATCCGCCGGGGTATCTCACTGCTGGCCGCGCTGCTGATCGGCACCCTGCTGTGCAACGCGGTGGACATCATCATCTACCGCCAGCCGGTCACCCTGTGGCAGGGCTCGCTGGCCATCCTGTTGCTCATCCTGGTGTATCGCTCACGCGGCAACCTAGCCGCCCTGCTGAGGCCCACCCCATGACCGTACTCAAACACGGCAGCACCGGTAGCGCCGTCCTACAGCTGCAGCACAAGCTCAATGCTGCCGGTGCAAAGCTGTTTCCTGATGGGCATTACGGCCCCCTGACCGAACAGGCCGTGCGGGCATACCAAGTGCGCGCCGGCCTGGTCGCCGATGGCATCGCCGGCCCCAGCACATTGCGCGCCCTGGGCGGGGGTGACTGCTGCCAGCTGCTGCAAAACAACGCCGTACTGGCGGCCGCCACGCGGCTGGGTGCCGATGTTGCAGCCATCTACGCCGTAACCGAGGTAGAAAGCCGGGGTGAGGGCTTTCTCAGCAACGGCAAGCCCAAGATTTTGTTTGAGCGGCACGTCATGCACCAGCGGCTTAGCCTGCAGCGCCACGAAAGCGACGACGCAGCCGCCCTCAAGGCCTACGCCGATGAGCTGGCCACCCTCTACCCCAACCTGGTTAACCCGCGTGTAGGCGGCTACGCCGGCGGTACCGCAGAACATCAGCGCCTGGCCCAGGCCTGCATGATCGATGCGCTGTGCGCGCCAGAGTCCGCCAGCTGGGGCGCCTTCCAGATCATGGGCTACCACGCCGAGCGCCTGGGCTACGCCAGCATTGACGACTTCACCCAGCGCATGGCCAAAGACGAAAACGAACACTTTGAAGCCTTCATCCGCTTCATTGAGGCAGACCCAGCCCTGCACAAAGCGCTCAAAGCCAAACGCTGGACCGAGTTCGCCCGCCGCTACAACGGCCCCGCCTACGCCCGCAACCTGTACGACGTAAAGCTGGCCCGCGCCTATCAGCGTTACCAGGAACAAACCGCAGAGGTGCCCGCATGACCGAAACTCAGTTGGACGCAATCCGCAAACTGAAGATCGAAGATGGCGACGTCCTGGTGCTCCCCCAAGACGTAAGCCCGTCCGACATCAACCAATTCATGGACACCCTGCGAGAACTGGTCTCGCCGCCACAGCGTGTATTGGTGATCGGTGGGCCGATCGACAAACTGTCCGAGGCGGACATGAACGCCGCCGGCTGGTACCGCAAATGACGCACATCGTCTACCTGGACATCAGCCCACGCCAAACCGGCAAATCAACCCGGCTGATCAAGCTGGCAAATGAGTGCGCAGCAACGGGCCGCCCCGTCGCGTTCGTTACCTTTGATGGGCTTGTAGATCAGTTTCAACAGCAAATGCCTGACGTGTTCGTACTGCGGCAAGAACAGCCGCTCCCCGCTATCGTCGAGCCTGATGAGGTGGTCTGGTTCTATGATGAGTTCGACTGGCTTGAAGGCGTCGAAGTAAAGGCAGGCGGCTACTACGCTACCACCCCGCGCTTTCTCCGAAGGCTCGGAGACACCGCAAACGAGGATGATCTGCTGCTGCAGCTGGTCAAAGCAGCGCAGGGGCATTTCGAAAGGTTCTATTGGCCCTTTGATATTCAAAGCGCCATTGATGAGGCTCGGCAAACTCACACCCCTGAGCAGTTTCGGCATCTCTATCTGGGGGAGTTTTTACAGTGACCACCCTACGCCAAAGCCTCTACGGCCTCGCCCTGCTAGCGGCGCTGGCCGGCATGCTGTACATGCAGCACCAGCGCGTGCAGATCGCCCAGAGCGCCACCAAGCTGGCAACCGAGCGCGCCCAGACAGCAGAGCAGCAGAGTGCAAGCCGCCAGCAAACCATCAACTCACTGACCGCCGCGCTGGATTCCGAGCGCAGCGCACAGCAGCAGCTACAAGCACAGCAAGCAGGCATCCGCCAAGCGCTGCGCACCAGTCAACAACAGATCGAGGTGCTGAAACGTGAAAACCAAGAGCTACGCCAGTGGGCTGATGTTGATCTGCCTGTCGCTGCTCGCCGCCTGCGGCACCGTCCAGCCATCACCGGCGCCGCAGACTATCGAGATTGGCTGTCCCGCCGTAACGCCCTGCACCCTGTCACCAACGCAGCCACAGGCCAACGGCCACCTGCTGAATGACGCAGACGTAATCGAGGCCGATTGGGCCGAGTGCGCCGCCAAAGTCGATATGGTTTACCAGCACCAGGAGCAACGCCGTGTACAAACCCAGCAGCCTCAAGCAGTACCTGATCAGCAGCGTTAAGGAGCTGCAGCGCAGCCCCGATCGGGTGCTGGTGTTCATGGATGAGGGTAACGTCGTGTGCTCCAGCGCCCCCGGCCTGTCATTTGAATACCGCTACACCCTCACCCTGATCATCACAGACTACGCCGGCCATCCGGACGCCGTGTTCATCCCCCTGCTGGCGTGGGTCGGTGAGCACCAGCGCGAGCTACTGGACAACCACGAGCAACGGCAGCAGGCCATCAGCTTTAACGCCGAGGTGCTCGCCAATGACCTTGTAGACATCGAGATCAGCCTGCCGCTGACCGAGCGGGTGATCGTCAAATCCCAAGCCGGTGGCGAGCTCAACGTCAGCCACCCGCCAGAGCCACAGCTCGAACCGTTCCTACCTGCGGGCACCTACAGGCTGCAGACAGAAAGCGGTTATCTGCTGGCCGAGTGGGAGAGCCGCCCGCCATTCGACGCCTACGGCACCACCACCGATGACTGACAACCTCCGCGCCCTCGAAGACTGGGCCGGCGCCCTGCTCAACCGCCTTGAGCCCAAGGCGCGCCGCCAGCTCTGCCAGAGCATCGCCCGCGATCTGCGCCGCAGCCAGCAGCAGCGCATCAGGGCGCAGCGCAACCCGGATGGCACGCCCTACGCCCCGCGCAAAAAGCAGTTGCGCGCCAAGTCCGGCCGCATTCGCCAGCGCAAGATGTTCACCAAACTGAGCCAGGCCAAGTACCTCAAGACCCAGGCCACCGCCGACGGGCTCAGCGTCGAGTTCGTCGGCCGCACCGCCCGCATTGCCCGCGTACACCAACGCGGCCTGCGCGACACCGCAGCCAAGGGCGGCCCAGAGATCGACTACCCCCAGCGCGAGCTGCTCGGCCTCACCGCCGATGACCTGGACATGATTCGCACCAGCCTGCTCAACCACCTGACCTAACCCCGTCACGCGCCCCCCGCTCAGACACCAGACCCGTGCGCCGCGCGCGCGGGTGGGCAATTCTGGCCCGCATGAACCCCATCGCCGAACTGCACCGCCGTCTCGACAACCTGCTGCGCCCTGGCACCATCTACGCCGTGGACGCATCGCAGGCCCGCTGCCGCGTCAAATCCGGCGAGCTGCTGACCGACTGGCTGCCGTACTTTGTGCACCGCGCCGGATCCCGCCGCGATGTCGAACACCCAACCACCGGCGAACAATGCCTGGTACTCAGCCCCAGCGGTGAAATGGCCGCAGGCCTGGTACTTGTCGGCATCAACGCTGATCAGTTCCCCGCACCGCACAGCAACCCGGCCCTGCACAGTAGCCATTTCAGCGACGGTGCATGGTTTGGCTACGACGAAGGCGCCCACCGCATGCGCTTTGTGAACGGCCCTACCGAGATCAGCGCAGACCGCACCGCCATCAGCCTGGTCAGCAACGGCAGCTCCATCGTCATCAACGAGTCGGGCATCTTCTTCAACGGCCTGCAGGTCGCCCATGGCGGCGTCAATATCGGCAACACACATAAACACCCCATCACCGGCGGCAGCTCAGCGCCTGGCCCAACAGGCGGCCCGCAATGAACGGCATGAGCACCACCGGCAAACCCATCAGTGGTCTGGAGCACCTACGCCAGTCCATCGCCGACATCATCACCACCCCCATCGGCACCCGCGTCATGCGCCGCGACTACGGCAGCCTGGTGCCCTCGCTGATCGACGCGCCCCAGAACAATGCCACCACCGTGCGCCTGTACAGCGCCATCACCAGCGCGCTGATGCGCTGGGAGCCGCGTGTGCGCCTCAGCCGGGTGGCTATCACCCACACCGACGCCGGCGCCGCCGTGCTGGACCTGGAAGGCGAGAACACCGAAACCGGCAACGCAGTCAGCCTGCAGGTGCCGCTGCAACTGGGGGCCGCATGAGCGCGTTTACAGGGGTTGATCTATCGCAGCTGCCGCCGCCCGATGTCATCGAGCAGCTGGACTTTGAAACCATACTGGCTAACGTGCTGGCGGATCTGCAGGGGGTGTATCCAGAGTTCGACGCGCTGGTCGAGTCCGACCCGGCCTATAAAATCGCCGAGGTACTGGCCTATCGTGAGCTGCACCTGCGCCAACGCATTAACGAATCCGCGCTTGCCACCATGCTGGCCTTTGCCGACGATGCCGATCTGGACCACATCGGCGCCCGCTACGATGTCGAGCGCCTGGTTGTTGATCCTGGTGACGCCGCCGCAATCCCGCCGGTGCCCGCCACCTATGAGCCAGACGACGATTTCCGCCGGCGTATCCAGCTCAGCTTTGAGGCGTTCACAACGGCAGGCTCAACCGGCAGTTACATCTATCACGCGCTGTCAGCCAGCGGGCAGGTGCGCGACGCCTCAGCCACCAGCCCCGCACCTACGCAGGTCACCGTCTATGTGCTGTCCCGCACCGCTGATGGCGCCGCTGATGAGTTTCTATTGGCCGACGTGCTGGCCGCACTTAACGCCGAGCAAGTGCGCCCCATGACGGATCTGGTCACCGTGTTGTCGGCGTCCATCGTTGAATACCAGATCGAGGCTGAACTCACGCCCTACCCAGGCCCAGACGCCGGCCTGGTTGTGGCTGCTGCGCATGCTGCCCTGCAAACCTATGTGGATAGCGTTCACCGCCTGGGCTACGACGTGACCCTGTCCGGCGTGCTGGCCGCACTGCACAAGCCTGGCGCTCAGCGCGTGCGCCTGATTGGCGCCACCCCAGCAGCTGATGCCGAGGGCAGGCTGCTGGCAATCAGCGATGCCGAGGCCGCCTATTGCACAGCCATCAACATCACCCTGGCCGAGGTGCCCGATGTCTGATGCCTCCCTGCTGCCGCCCAACGCCAGCACCGCCGAGCGTGCGCTTGCAGCCAGTGCTGCGCGGCTGACCGCGCTGCCAGTGCCGCATCGCACCCTGCACGACGCAGACACCGCCCCCGAGGCGCTGCTGCCATGGCTGGCCTGGGAGTATTCAGTAGACGAGTGGGACACTAACTGGGCAGAAGACCAGCGGCGCGGCGCTATTGCCGCCGCCATTGCCGTGCACCGGCACAAAGGCACCATTGGTGCCGTGCGCGCAGGGCTGGCCGGCATCGGCATTAACGTGCGCGTGCAAGAGTGGTTCGCGCAGATCCCGCAAGGCGAACCGGGCACGTTCCACTTGCTGATCAACGCCAGCCAGTACCCGGTCACCCTGGAGAACCTGCACCGCGTCATTGCCGTGCTGGAGCAATCCAAAAACCTGCGCAGCCACATGACCCTGGCCCAGCTCAGTGCCACCACAGTGGCCACGCTGCGCAGCGCTGCCGTCAGCGTCAGCGGGCACGACATCGGCGTCACTTACGCCGTGAGTAGTCTGGCTCTGCTGATGGAGGCGCAAGCCAACGGCCAAACGCAAACGCAGAACGCTGCCGACCGGCTGCACACCCTCGTTCACACAACACTGCCCGCACCGGGCTACTGGTAACCACATGAGCCTGTACAACAGCGTTGAACAATTTGAGGCAGACGTCGCCCTGGCGCACCAGATCATCCACGGCGACGAGAACACCACCGCCGATACCGAAGGCGGCCCCGTTGCCAGCTTTGCAAAACTGATGGCCGAGCTGCGGGCCAGCGTAGGCGAAGAGTTCGACACAGCCGATATTCTGCAGCGGCTCACCGCGCTGGAGTCCAAACCGGCACCGGTGCCCGTGCAAATTGTCAACGCCAGCCGCGCGCTGGTACTGGCCGACGCCAGCCAGTATCTGGCAGTAGACAGCGCCACCGCCATCACCCTGACGCTGCCAGCCCAGGCGACCGTTGAATGGCCAGCCAACACCGAGATCTACATTCAGCAGATCGGCGACGGCCAGGTCACCATCGACGCCAGCGCCGTCACCATCATCACCGAAGAGACGTTGACCACCCGCAAAAAAGGCGCACCCGTTACCCTCAAGCGCCTGGGCGCAGACCTGTGGACGCTGTTTGGTTCGCTGGAGGCAGCGGAATGATCAGAGGCACTATTGCGGCGTCAGCACCGCCACTGGCACCTGCTATAGAACTGCCAGAGACCATAGGGGAAGCGTTCGGGGGTGGGTATTACGTCGGCGATCTAACCCTGGTGGATGGCCCCGACGCCGGGGTGTACGCCATCATTTTTGCCCCGCCAACACCCGCTGTCAGCTTGCCATACAAGACCAGCGCAACGGCTACCCCAGGCGCAGATAGCGACCGCAATGGCGCAAGCAATACCGCTGCAATCATCGCTGATGGCATTGCCGCCTATCCCGCCGCTGAGTTTTGCGTGAACTACTCGCGGGAGGGGCACGATGACTGGTATCTGCCGTCCCCATTAGAGGTGCAGCTTGTATGGCTAAATCGCGGCCTGCTACCCGCATACAACATGACGACGTACGTCTCCACATCGCTGCAGCAGCTGGTCACAAAGTACCGGCGCTGGTTCCTGATCGCTGACTACCCACCTGGCAGTGATGATCCAGGCACATACAGCTCCGCAGATAAAACAGCGTCAACGCGCGTCATTCCCTGCCGTCGTATTCGCAAGCCGTAGGTAACCTCATGAACCCATACCGCACAGTCCACACCCCCGCCGGCCTGGCCATGATGGCCGCAGCGCAAGCCAGCGGCTCGCCCATCAACCTGGTAGAAATGGCCGTGGGTGATGGCAACGGCAACCCCGTTGCACCGGAAGACCTCACCACCGGCCTGGTGCGCGAGCGTTACCGCGCAACCATCAACAGCGCCACTCAGCACCCGGGCGAGCCCAACCGCTGGACGGTAGAACTCGTCATTCCCGTATCTATTGGCGGCTTTGTGATGCGTGAAGCGGGCGTTTTCGACAGCAACGGCACCCTGTTTGCCGTGGCTAACCTGCCAGACGCGCAAAAACCGGCCGAGGCCGACGGCGCCTACAGCGATACCGTGGTGCGCATGGAGTTTCTGGTCACCAACGCGGACGACATCACGTTCCAGATTGACCCCTCTGCCATCGTTGCCACCCGCACCTGGATCATGAACAACTTCACCAGCGCCCAGCTGCTGCCCGGCGGCAACACGGGCCAGGTGCTCACCAAACAGAGCAACGCCGACGGCGATGTTGACTGGGAGGATCCCGACGCCGCCAACGTCACCGTCGATATGATCGAAGAACGCCATACCCTCGCAGCAGGCCAAACGCAAATCGACCTTGCCGTCTGCACCACGCGCGGCCTTGCTGTTTACATTGAAGGCGTCCGCATCAACCAGGGCGCGCTGGCGACCGAGTGGGAGAAGAACCCCGCAGACGAGGACGCATCAATCATTCTCGGCAAGAGCTGGCCCGCCGGCGCCAAGGTGCTGATGGCGCAGAATGAGCCCAGCAACATGGCCTCGCCCCCGCTGGAGCGCGACCGCAACCTGGGCGACGTGCCCGACAAGCCTGCAGGCCGCGCTAACTTGGGCGTCTACAGCAAAGAGGAATCCGATCTGCTTGCCCCAGCGGGCCAGATTGCGTACTTCGCAATGGCCACACCCCCAGCCGGCTGGCTCAAGGCCAACGGCGCACTGATCAGCCGTACCGCTTATGCACGCCTGTTCGCCGCCCTGGGCGAATCGTTTGGCGCCGGCGACGGCTTTAACACCTTCAAGTTGCCGGATCTGCGCGGCGAGTTTGTTCGGGGGCATGACGACGGGCGCGGCGTGGACATTGGCCGGGTGTTTGGCACAACGCAGGCTGACGCCCTGAAAAGCCACTGGCACGCCACCGACTTCTACGTCTCACCGCCCCGCGTGGGTGGCACCGCAGAGGCGGCCAAGTACCTGCGCTCAGCGTTGCACCCGGTGCAGGATCGACAGGACTACGTCGGGCCGCGCCAAGACCATTCGTCAACCGATGCCACCGGCGGCAACGAAACCCGCCCCCGCAACGTCGCGCTACTCGCCTGCATCAAGTTCTGAGGCTGCCATGACCAAAACCGTCTACCAAACCAACCGCGCCGGCCTGCTGCTGGGGCCTGTCGAGGCCGACGAATCCCCGCTGGAACCCGGCGTCTACCTGCTGCCCGCCGGCGCGGTAGAAACCCCGCCGCCGGATGACTGGCCAGAAGACAAGTGGCCCCGCTGGACGGGCGCCGCCTGGGCGCTGGTCAACCGCCCGCAACAAACCGAGCAACCCAGCCCCGCCGCCAAGCTGGCCGCCTTCCTGGCGGATAACCCAGACGTGCAAGCCCTGATCGAGGAGCAACAGCAATGAGCCAAGTTCTGGAAATGTGGGAGCACCTGCCGGGCGTTGAAGTGGTCTATGCCGTCAGCGCCACACCGCCACCCGGCTGGCTGCTGTGCGACGGCTCAGCACTGGCCGCAGGCACCGCCGACAACCTGCGCGATATGCTGATCGCAGAGGGCAACCCCTTTGGCGTATCCGGTGCAGATCCGCTGCTGCCAGATCGCAGCGGCGAATCACTGCCCTACATCATCAAAGCCTGATAGCATCAGCCAGGCTTAGGTCGAAGTAAGCGCCCCCGTTTCGGCGGGGTTCTTCGCCCGCCGTGTAACGCCCCCCGCACCACCGCTGCCAACTGGCTCACCCCTCGCCCGCGCGTCACCCTCAAGGCTCACAGGTCAACGTACTGCAGGAGCCACCCATGCCAGCCGCTTATCATCACGGCGTGCGCGTCGTCGAGATTAACGAGGGCGTTCGCCCCATTCGCACCATCAGCACAGCCGTTGTCGGCATGGTTTGCACTGCAGAAGATGCAGACGAGGCCGTATTTCCTCTGAACAAACCGGTATTGCTGACCGATGTACTCACCGCCGTGGGCCAAGCTGGTGACACCGGAACGCTGGCTAAGAGCCTGGACGCGATTGCAGACAACGCAAGCCCCTTGACCGTCGTCGTGCGCGCAGCACAGGGTGCAGACGAGGCCGAGACCACCAGCAATATCGTCGGCACCGTTACCGCTGGCGGCCAGTTCACCGGCCTCAAGGCGCTGCTGGCAGCCAAGGCACAGCTGGGTGTCACTCCGCGCATCATCGGCGTCCCGGGGCTGGATACGTTGCCGGTAGCCACCGAGCTGGTCAGCATCGCGCAGCAGCTGCGAGCCATGGCCTATGCCAGCTGCTGGGACTGCGCCACCAGGGAAGAAGCCCTTGCCTACCGCGAGAATTTCAGCGCGCGCGAGCTCATGCTCATCTGGCCAGACTTCCTGAACTGGGATACCACGACCAGCACCACAACCGAGGCCTCCGCAGTAGCTCGCGCCCTCGGATTGCGCGCCAAAATCGACCAGCAAACCGGCTGGCACAAAACCCTGTCCAACGTCGGTGTTAACGGCGTCACCGGCATCAGCCACGACGTGTATTGGGATCTGCAAAACCCCGCCACCGATGCCGGCTACCTCAACGAGAACGACATCACCACCCTGGTGCGCGCTGACGGCTTCCGCTTCTGGGGCTCGCGTACCTGCAGTGATGACCCGCTGTTTGCTTTCGAGTCCAGCACCCGCACCGCCCAGGTACTGGCCGACACCATCGCCGAGGCGCACATGTGGGCGGTCGACAAGCCCATGCACCCCAGCCTGGTGCGCGACATTCTGGAGGGCATCAACGCCAAGTTCCGCGAGCTCAAGTCCGGTGGCTACATCATCGACGCCAGCGCCTGGTACGACGAAGCCGCCAACAGCGCCGCCACCCTCAAAGATGGCCAGCTGCTGATCGACTACGACTACACGCCGGTACCGCCGCTGGAAAACCTCACGCTGCGCCAGCGCATCACTGACCGCTACCTGGCGGACTTTGCCAGCCGCATCAACGCCTGATCACCCAGCCCCGGCCGCACCGGGGCTAACTACTGGAGAGCGCCCAAATGGCCATGCCGCGCAAGCTCAAGAACTTCAACATCTTTAACGATGCCAACAGCTACCAGGGCATCGCCAAAAACATCACCCTGCCCACCCTCGCCCGCAAAATGGAGGCCTACCGGGGCGGCGGCATGAACGGCCCAGTCAAAGCCGACATGGGCCTGTCCGACGATGGCATTCAGGTGGAATGGACCCTTGGCGGCTGGGACTTGCTCGCCATTCGCCAGTGGGGCGCCACCAGCGCCAGTGCCGTGGCCCTGCGCTTTACCGGCGCCGTGCAGCAAGACGACACCGGCGCCACCCAGGCGGTTGAGGTAGTCATGCGCGGCCGGCATGAAGAGATCGACTTTGGCAACGCAGAGCCCGGCGGCGATACAGAGCACAGCATCACCACCACCTGCACCTACTACAAGCTGAGTGTGGACGGTGAGGTCCTGGTCGAGATCGACATTCTCAACATGGTCGAGATCGTCAACGGTGAAGACATCCTCGCCGACCAGCGCGCCGCCCTCGGCATCTAACCCGTGAGCCACCACAACACACCCCCGGCGCGCATGCCGGGGCCGCTCTCAACAAAGGAACGCACCATGGATACCCCAGAACAACCCAAGGCCGAGGCCCAAAGCCAGCCCACCACCGCTGACGACAACAACCAGGTCATCGAGCTGGACGAGCCCATCAAGCGCGGCACTACCGAGATCACCGAAGTGACCCTGCGCAAGCCCGTATCCGGCGAGCTGCGCGGCGTCAGCCTCATGGAGCTGGCCCAGATGGACGTGCAAGCCCTGCGCAAAGTGCTGCCACGCATCAGCAGCCCAAGCCTGACCGACGTTGAGGTCGGCCGCATGGACCCGGCAGACCTGATGCAATGCGGGGTCGCCGTGGCCAGTTTTTTGCTGACGAAGAAAGCGCGGCAGGCCTCCCTCGAAGCGTAGAAGAAGCCATGGGCGATATCGCCCTGGTGTATCACTGGGGGCCGAGCGAGATGGACCGCCTCGGCCTGCCAGAGCTGATGGACTGGCGCAACCGCGCAATCAAGCAATGGAACCAGGTGCATGGCGCAAAAGCTGAAACTTGAGGTCGTGCTGCAAGCGCTCGACCGCGCAACCAAGCCCATCCGCGCCATCACCCAGGGCAGCGTGGGGCTGGGGCGTGAGCTCAAGACCACCCGCGACCAGCTCAAGCAGCTGCAGCGCCAACAGGGCGACATCAGCAGCTGGCGCACCCTCAACAACGCCACCAAGCAAACCACCCAAGCCATCAGCGCCAACCGTGACCGCGTGCGCGAGCTCTCGCGCCAGATGGCACAAACCAGCACACCCACCCGTGCACTGAGCAACGATTTTCGCCGCGCCGTGCGCGAAGCCCACGCCCTCAAGCAAAAGCACCAGGAGCAGCAACGGCAGCTGCAGGGGCTGCGCGGCAAGCTGAATGAAGCCGGCATCAGCACCCGCAACCTGGGTGAGCATGAGCGCACCCTGCGCCAACGCATCGACAGCACCAACAACCAGCTGCAAGAGCAAGAGCGCAGGCTCAAGGCCGTCACGGCCCAGCAGCAGCGTCTGGCGCGTGCCAAACAGCAGTACCAGCGCACCCAGGCGATGACCGGTGCCATGGCCGGTACCGGGGCCGCAGGCTTGGCCACCGGCAGCGCCATGCTGTACAGCGGGGCACGGCTGTTGGCACCGGGCATTGAGTTTGATGCAGACGTCAGTCGGGTGCAGGCATTGGCCCGGCTGGAGCGCGACAGCGCCGAGCTGGCAGCGCTGCGAGCCCAGGCACGTGCGCTGGGCGCTGCTACCCAGTTCAGTGCCAACGAAGCGGCACAGGGCCAAGGCTTTCTGGCCATGGCTGGTTTCTCCCCCCAGGCCATCATGGACGCGATGCCGGCGATGCTCGATGCCGCCAAAGCCGGCAACGTCGAGCTGGCCGCCACGGCGGATATCGCGTCTAACATCCTCACCGGTTTCAACCTGCAAGCCCGCGACATGACGCGCGTAAGCGACGTGCTTACCGCCGCGTTCACCCGCTCCAATACCTCGCTGGAAATGCTCGGCGAAACCATGAAATACGCCGCCCCAAACGCTGCGGCCTACGGGCAAGACATCGAGATCATGGCCGCGGCAGCCGGCAAGCTGGGCGACGCCGGCATTCAGGGCGGCATGGCCGGTACCGCGCTGCGTGCCATTCTTAGCCGCTTGGCCGCGCCCCCCAGGATGGCGGCAGACGCCATTGCCGAACTAGGACTGCAGGTAGCAGACGCCGAGGGCAACATGCGCCCCCTGCCCGACCTGCTCAAAGAGATCCACGACCGCACCGCCGCGCTGGGCTCTACAGAGCGCGGCGCCATTCTCAAGGCCATTGCCGGCGAAGAGGCAGGCAGCGCGCTCACCGTGCTCACACAGCAGGCTGGCAACGGTGGCCTGCAGACGCTGATCGGTCAGCTGCGCACCGCCCAGGGCGAAGCCGCACGCACCGCCCAGGTAATGGGCGACAACCTCGGCGGCGATATCGCCGCGCTGAAAAGCGTCTGGGCAGACCTGGGCATCCAGATGCAGGACACCGCCAACAGCGACCTGCGCGGCATGATTCAAGCACTGGCTGAGATGGTACGTGGCATTCGCCAGTGGATGGTCGAGAACCCGCTATTGGCCCGCGCACTGATCAAAATCGCCATTGGCCTGGCAGCGCTCATTACGCTGTTTGGCGCGCTGACCATTGCGCTGGCGTCCATCCTCGGCCCCTTCGCCATGATCCGTCTGGGCCTGAGCCTGCTCGGCGTCAAAGCCATGGGCCTGCTGCCCATTCTCAAGGCAGTGGGCACGGCGTTTATGTGGCTCGGCCGCGCGTTGCTGCTCAACCCCATTGGCCTGGCCATCACCCTGTTGGTGACCGCCGGCTGGCTGCTGTACAAAAACTGGGACGGCGTCATCGGCGGGCTGAAAGCCCTGTGGGCAGATCTGGGCAGGGGCGCAAAAGCCATTTGGGCCGAGATCACCACCGCCTTTGACGGCGGCATTCTGGGCGTGGGCCAGCTCATTGCCAACTGGTCACCGCTGGGCATGTTCTACAAGGCCTTTGCCGCCGTCATGAGCTGGTTTGGCGTAGAGCTGCCCGGCAACCTGATTGACGGGCTGGTAGCCGGCCTCAAGCGCCTGGCGCCCGGGCTTGTCTCTGCGCTCAGCAAAATCGCATCCATGCTGCCTGCCAGCGTAAAGCGGGTGCTCGGCATCCACAGCCCAAGCCGTGTATTTGCCGAGCTGGGCGGCTTCACCATGCAGGGCTTGGCGCAGGGCATTCAGCGCCAACAGGGCGAGCCGCTGGCCGCCGTGGCCGGCGTGTCCCAACGCATGGCCAGCGCCGCCGACGGCATTCGCTTTGATGGCCGACGCCCGCTATCGGCGCGCCCGGCCTACGCCGGTAGCACCGGCAGCCGCTACGAGATCCACATTCACGCCGCTGATGGCATGAGCCCGCAAGCCATCGCCCACGCCGTCGCCGCCGAGCTGGACCGCCGCGAGCGCGCCGCCGGCGCTCGCGCGCGCAGTAGCCTGTATGACCAGGAGTAAAGCCCCATGATGATGGCCCTCGGACTCTACGTGTTCAGCCTCTCTACCACCGCCTACCAGCAGCTGCAGCGGCAAACCGGCTGGCGCCACCCCAGCAACCCGCGCGTGGGCGCGCTGCCGGCCCGTCAGTTCGTTGGCAAAGGCGACGACACCATCACCCTGAGCGGGCTCATACTGCCCGAGATCAGCGGCCAACGGCTGTCGCTGGATGCCCTACGCCTCATGGCAGACAGCGGCAAAGCGTGGCCCCTTGTCGAGGGCACCGGTCGCATCTACGGCCTGTGGATCATCGAAAACCTGCAAGAAACCAACACCCTGTTTTTCCGCGATGGCGCGCCCCGGCGCATTGAGTTTACGCTCACCCTGCAGCGCGTGGATGACAGCCAGATCGAGCTGCTCGGCAGCCTGCTCAGCACCCTCGGCAACATCCTGCGATGATAAACCTCAGCAGCCACCCCGCCCCCGCGTATCGCGTCGTCGTCAACGGGCAAGACATCACCAGCAAGATCAGCCCGCGGCTGATCAGCCTCACCCTGACCGATAACAGAGGGCTGGAGGCAGACCAGCTGGACATCACCCTGTCAGACCACGACAGCCAGCTGGCCATACCGCCCCGCCGGGCGCAGGTCGATCTGTGGCTCGGCTGGTCAGATACCGGGCTGGTGTACAAAGGCAGCTACGTAGTAGACGAAACCGAGCATAGCGGCGCACCAGACACACTCAGCATCCGCGCCCGCAGCGCGGATCTGCGCGCCGAGCTCAGCCGCAAGCGCGAGCGCAGCTGGCACAGCGTCACCCTGGGCGACGTGCTGCACACCATCGCCGAGGCCTACAGCCTAAAACCGGTAATAGACGTAGTGCTGGCCGCCCTACCCCTCGCCCACCAGGACCAGGCCAACGAGTCAGACGCCAACCTACTCACCCGCCTGGCGCAAGAGCACGACGCCATTGCCACCATCAAGGCCGGGCACCTGCTGGTCACCCCCGTGGGCGCAGCCAGAACCGCCAGCGGTCTGGCCCTGCCCCACGTGCAATTCACTCGCAGCAGCGGCGACAGCCACCGCTTTTTGCAGGCAGACCGCGACGCCTACACCGGCGTGCGCGCCCACTACTACCAGCCCAACAGCGCAGAGCGGCTGGAAGCGCTGATCGGCACCGATGACAACGTCAAAACCCTGCGTCACGTCTACGCAGACCAGGCCAGTGCCCTGCAGGCCGTGCGCAGTGAGTGGCGCCGGTTGCAACGCGGCGCAGCCACACTCAGCTACACCCTGGCCCGTGGCCGGGCCGACCTGATACCGGAAATGACCTTTGGCCTCAGCGGCATCAAACCGGAGATCAGCGCGGTGGTGTGGTTATGCCGGCGGGTAATGCACCAGGTGAGTGAAAGCGGCTACACCGTTGCCCTGGAGCTGGAAAACCAGCTGGCAGAAGATGGAGACCTGGCCGCCCTGGTAGAGACGGAGTACACCGGGGTAATTGCCTGGTACCGCGACAAAGACGGCAACCAGCAGAAGATCACAGAGGGGGATCTGACCAGCCCGCTACGCCTGACTCACTTGTATGCGAGCCAGGCCAGTGCAGAGCGAGCGGTTAAGAGGGAGTTTGAGCGGTTAGGCAACAGCTACACAAGCTAACAACTAGCCAGAGCCTGCTCTCCTGTGTCCTGCATACCGCGACTGGCCTCTAGCGACAGTTCATTGAAGCCTGTCGATGGAGCATGGGGCAGCGGCACGCGGCAGTGGGTAGAAGCTACAAGCAACTCCCTACCAACCTTCGCCTGCTGCATAAGGTAACTCAACTCAAAAACACCGCGAGTTCTCTCAGCATAAAGCTGGTGAATCAGCGGGTGGTCGTCGTAAGTAATCAGCCAGCGCCAGTCCTTAAGCTTGATGTATTCCGAAAGCTCTCGGTGCTTGGGCTCGTCAAACACCGTGCTTTTATAAAGATTTTTACCTTGCACCACATAAGGAGGGTCGATAAAGATAAGCGAGTTCTGAACCACGTCCTGATCCAACGACTTTAGATAGTCACATGCGTCAGCGTTATGTACAAAAATTTTGTCTCGGTGAGCAGCGATAGCTTCAATGCGCTTGACTAACGCCTCACGATTGAAGCGACAGTCAATTTTATACGAACCTGACTGATCAAGCCCCCCAATAGGGCCGCCCGCTAAAAGCCCCGACCGGTTACAACGATTCATAAAGAAAGCAGCGAAACCCAGCTCAATATCCGACGCGTCATCTGGGCTACTTAGCACGTCTTTCCACCACCGCCATTGATCAACAGTAACCGGGGTGTACTTGATAAGGTTGACCAACGCGTCCGTGTCGTGCACAACGGCCTTCCAAAACGATGCGATTGCGGGGTTCGCATCATTCAGATGAAGTTCATTTACAACACCGGCCAAAAGTAAAGGGATAGACGCCCCTGCCCCGCCGCAGAACGGCTCAACGATACTTTTCCCACGCAAACCATTTACATTAACGACATTCGCCAAAAAGTATTTCAAAGACCCTTTCCCGCCTGGGTATCTGAGTGGCGTAGAGTCCCTGGGCAGCTTTTTCATCTGGTAGGCGGTGACAAACTCTTCCAGCCAAAACTCTTTAGCTGACTGACATTCGAATGAGGTGCTTCGCCGCGTCATAACTTGGACCTTGAGAAAGTGAAACCTGTGACAACGGTATCAAAAAAAAATACCGATGGCCATCGATCATTGACCACCGAGAAGGAACCTGAGCAAAGGGGTTAGCCTTGTTGCTATTTCTTTCACATCGCTAGCAACAGGTAGGTGCTGGTCATTATGAGCAACCAGATTCAAGAAGTCCTTTGGAACGGTACGCTGATCTTTTAGCGCCTTTCTCAAATTGTCGTCAGGTATGGTTTTTTCACTAGTAGAGGCAAATGTTAATATCTTATCCAAGCCCGGAACGAACCCAGGAAAATTAGCGGGCGCATGCTTCGCTATGCAATCGCCCCAGGTATTTGAAAGCCGCATACGGGCGATCAATGCGACTTCCAGCAAGGCCCGTAAAAGCAAAGCTGTTGCGGTGGGAAACTCGTCGGGTTTTATGGCCTGCAGTTCCTCCAGGAGAATTCGAGCCTTGTCATTTTTCAATGTGCATTCGATGTCAGCTTGGAGTGCCGGGCTTGGTTTCTTTCTAGGAGCCCTAGGTGTCCGTTTCTTAGTAGGCTGATCATTATCTGGATTTTTGCTGGGCTCTTCCGGCTTTACCAGATCTTTTGCGGACGTGACCTGGCCACTAGGAGTGGGTTTTACCTCATCGGGCAATGAATCCAAGTACTCACCGATTTCGACTTGACTATTTGTTGTACGAGTATTCAGTCGAGCTTTTTTCTTACCACCCACCCCAGGGTCGGCCGCAAATTGCGGGAGCGAATCATATATCAGCCTTTTGAGAAACTGACTTGTTTTCTCTTGCTCCCATTTAAATTCAGGGTAACCATCGCTATCAAATTCCACGGCCCCAATTTTTGCGCGGGTCGCTGGGCTCTTTAAGATACGAGAGAGCGCATCGATAGGGAATGCATCCACATTTTCCAACAAGAGCGTTTTCTCATCTTCACTCCAGTCCAGACCCAGAAAGAGATCAAA